GCCTACATGGAGTCAGGTTGAGCAGCTCTTGTGGCGCGAGATCGCCGTACGCCACTCAAAGATCCCTGGTGGCAAGGATGCGTTCGGCAAGATATTCAAATCCTCGCTAGAAGTACGCTCGGACTGGTTCGCAATGGGACTCTCCACTGACAAGCCGGAGCGTTTTCAGGGTCATCACTCTCCCCGCATGATGCTCGTCGTAGACGAAGCCAGTGGTATTGACGAGGCAATCTACGAAGCATCCGAAGGCTTCCTCACAGCTGATGAGGCGCGCGTTCTCTTGATTGGGAACCCGACTCGACCCGCCGGAACGTTCTACAAAGCATTCCAAAAAGACTCTGGATGGTACCCAGTCCACATGAGCGCCTTTGATGCGCCGTGTTTCACCAATGAGCGCGTGTCCAAAGAGGCTCAGCGCGCTCTGATCACGCAAGAATGGGTGCAGGATGCGAAGCAACAGTGGGGTGAGGACTCTGCGGCGTACAAGATTCGTGTTCTAGGCGAGTTTTGTGAGACAACAGGCCGCCAATTCTTCAACTTCCTCGACAATCTTGCCGCCACACAGCCCAAGAAGCGTGGTTTTGTGCGTGGAATGCCCGTTCCTGGTGGCCGAATCGAGTTTTATGAGGAGTCTCGCGGCGGAATGCGCATGTGGGAGACACCACAAGCCGGTGTTCGCTACCTAATCTTTGCTGATGTGGCTGGATCGGTGAGTTTTGACGAGTATGAGCGTCGAGAATCCCGCATTGGTGCTGGTGCGGGGTCAGATTACTCGGTTGCGGAGGTTTTGCGCCTTGATAATGGTGAGCAAGTCGCTGAAATCCGGTATCGCTCGGATGTTGACGAGTTCGCAGACGACTTGGCGCGCCTTGGACGCTTGTATAACGATGCGATGCTGGCCGTGGAGCGTAACGGGCCGGGAGCAGCGGTACTTACCCAGCTAAAGAACGTGATGGGGTATCCGCATATCTGGCGGCCACGCAATCCGATCCATATGAAAGCGCGGATGGATCAGACACTTGGGTGGAACACGACTGCGGCGACTCGACCAATGATGCTCGCCGCGATGCAAGCCGCTATTCGTGACGAGCCGGGTCGGATCAAGAGTGAACTATTGATTGACGAGCTGCGGACGTTCGTATTCCGTGATCGGAATGGTAAGGAGCCGCGTCCAGAGGCGGATGAGGGTTGTCACGACGACTTGGTTATGGCTATGGCTGGTGCGCAAGCGGTGTGGCAGCAAGAAGCACAATCACCAATTCGTCTTGCTGAAAAACCAAAGCCAGTAGTGGAGGCTTCAATGCAGAAGCGCGCGCCGCGATTTGTTGTTGGGCGCGGCTAGGAGATCCGCGAGTGAGCGGGTGAGGGTTAGATTCTCCTAGCCGCCACGCAACCGTAGCATGTATTCTTTTCGCATGAGTAGTAATGGTTTCACTCCTCCGGCTGGCGCTCGCGCTGCTGCGCGCCGAGGCCTAGACCTCGTGGCGAAGGGCAAGGCTGGCGGGGGGTTTGAGCCTGCTACTGCTACGCGCGCCCGAAAAATCGCGGCTGGATCGCCACTGACTCGTGATCATGTGATGCGTATGCACTCATTCTTCAGCAGGCACGCGGTTGATCGTAAGCCTGGGTGGGGTACGCCGGGTAAGGAAACTCCGGGGTATGTGGCGCATCAGGCGTGGGGTGGCGATGCTGGCGCGTCGTGGGCTTCTGGTCTTGCTCGTAAACTTCGAGAGTCTGGTAAGTAGGTTATAGTTCTGCGCATGGGTATGTCGAAATACGACAAGCTAGTGAAGTCGTTGAGCGCAAAGGGCTCGCGCGATCCTAAGGCGCTTGCTGCGTATATTGGTCGCAAGAAACTTGGTGCCGCAGAGTTTCAGCGTAGGGCGGCTGCTGGTCGTCGTAGGGCATCTTAGGGTATAGTTCTCGTATGCCGCAGTTTCAGAGTGATGGAAAGAACACGCCGTTCTTTAATACGGCTACTGGTGGCGCTGTGAAGGCTCTGCCTAGTAACGAGTCTATTCGTCGTGAGCGTCTTACCACAGCGCTTAAGTCCGCTATGGAAAAGCGCAAGAAGGAAAGAGAAGCCGTTAAGTATGCTCGTACCGGCGATGCTGCAAAGTCTCGTGGCGAAATGGGCATGAATCCTTCTGGCACTCAGGGCGCAAAGGACACCGAGGCGAAGTATATGAATCCCGCCGTGTACGGCAAGCGTTCTAAGTAGTGGCTCCGCTCGATAAGCTCAAGAAGAAGAACGCTCCGACCGTCAGCATCGCCCTCATGCGCATGAAGCCCATGCGTCGCGAAAACATGATGAGCGAAGACTCGTCGTACGACAAGCCCGAAGACGACATGGAAGAAATGCCGATGCGTGAAGAAGCTCGCGAAGAGTCGTACGAGGAATGTCCGAAGTGCGCTAAGTATCAGATGCTAATTGGCGAAGCCCTCGCGTACTACATGCAGCACAAGGAAGATTCGGAAGAGAAGCCTGATACAAGCGAAGTAGAAGCAGAAGTCGAGTCCGAGATGGATTCGGAGAAGGCGTAACTGCTACACTAAATCGTATGAGCGTACCTCCGAACATGATGGGCGCAGGCCCCGCAATGATGGCTCCTCCGGCGGCTCCGATGCCTCCGGCTCCTAGTGGGTTTGTTCCTCCGGCTGCTGCTGCTCTTCCTGGTATGGCGCAGCTTGCTGAGGCTCAGTCGGCTCAGATGATGCAGATTCAGGATGAGATGAATAAGCAGATTATGATGCTTATTGCTTCGCTTCCTACGCCGAATCCGGCTGGTGAGGCTGCTGTTAGTGCGCCGCTTACGCCGATGATGAGTGGTGCGGATACTGGTAGTGCTGCTCCTATGGGCGATATGCCGATGGGTGGCGGTACTGGTGCCTACTAATAATTTCGCTTCGAGCGAAACGAGTATTCTTTCGCCGTACACTCGCGCGGTAGAGATTACCCCGAGTGATACGACGGATCTTGATGAGATTCCGCGAGCATTGAATGTTCATAAGGGAACTGGTGGTTCAACTACGGATATTCGTGTTCTTTTGTGGGGCGATGCCAACCCGGTGACGTTTACGTTCCAGGTTGGTTTTGTGGTGCCGCTTCGCGCTCGGCGCGTGTATGCGACTGGTACGAACGCTACTCACATCATTGCTCTCTACTAGTGCGTCCGAACTCTTGGTATACTCCTAATCGTGCCAGCGACCAATAATTACTCTCAGAGCAACCCTGCTACGCAGGCTCCCGCTAATAGCGCGTTCGCAATTACGCCGCACGACACGAACGAGTTGTCGTTTGTTACTCGCGCCGTGTACGTTGGCGTAAGCGGTGATGTTGTTGCCAAGCTGGATGGTGACGCTTCGGCTGTGACGTTTAAGAATGTTGCGGCTGGTTCGATTCTTCCGATTCGCGCTCGTCTGGTGACTACGGCTAGTACGGCTACGAATATGCTGGGACTGGTCTAATGAAGATTGCTCTTCAGATTGCGTTGTCGCTTGCTGGTGGTTTTGATGATCGTGATCGAGCCTTGTTTACGTTTGATGTGTCTCGTTTCGACGGTGAGGATGTGTTTGCGTAATGCCTTATGTTGCTCCTAGTACGGTTACGACGCTTCAGACGTATACGTCGGCTGCGCATAACATCATTGTCAACGACATCATTGATCACGAGACTCGTATTGCCGCATTGTCGCCAACCGGTTCCCAGCCTTCAGTCGGACTTTCATTTGTAACAGGCACGTCGTACACAAATGGCAATGCCGTTCCATTTGCTTCCGAAAATTGGGATACTAGCGGATTCCACGACAATGCCACCAATAACACTCGCATAACGATCCCGTCAGGCCTCGCTGGCACGTATATGTTTGAGGCTTGCGCTATGGCGAACTATTCTTCGCAGGTTACATATGCGGAGTTGAATATTAGGTGTAATGGAACAATGGAAACCGCAAAGTCAATTCGTGGTGGAGTTCACCAATGGCCTACAGGAGTTAGTGCCAATTGTCATTTCAAGGCTGGCGGAATTGCGTATAATCTTATTGCAGGCGACTACTTTGAACTAATTTTTACGGCAACCGGTGGAGCATTCAGCGGATTGAGTGGTGGTGCAACTACTGTCACCCCGACGTATTTTCGTGCTGCGTGGATTGCGCCGTAACATTTTTTAGACTTAGCGTCCGTGCGCTAAACTAGACCTTATGCCATACACTCGACCCTACAGCGGTGGCTTCGTAGACTTCCCCGCCACCACCACGCCCATCAACGCTACTGCGCTGAATACGATGGATGTTGGTATTAAGACGGCGAATGATCAGTTCCAGAGCGTAACAACCGTCCAGCGTACAGCTCTCTCGCCTACGGTTGGGCAGTGTGTTTGGGATTCTGATTTGCGTCAGATTATGGTGTTTATGAATGCG